AATACATAAAGATTATATAATAAAGAAGAAAAGAAGTCAAGCAAAAAATAAAATTATTTTTAGAAGGTTTCAATCTTGAAAGGAATTTGGTAGGAAAATGAAGCAGTACAGATTAAAGGTTCTTCACCAATATTTGTACCGAAGTCGATAGGGCCGAGAGTTTGAATATGAACGTGTTCAAACTGAAATTTGTGAAGAGGATTTTCATTATTAGACATAACAATTATTTCAGCATCTGAATCTTCACCATCCCCTGCTTTTAGATCACGAAATTGTGAAAAGTCATCAGGGAAACTGATACCCACAATCCAATTGTAGAGTTCTTTATATCCTGCTAAATCTTCGCTGATAAGGAACGTAACTTGAATAGCATCCGTTTGTAATTTATCACCCGGAAGTTGAAGATCAGAAAGATTTCCAGAAAGAATGGGACCTCCGACGAATAATGAAGGTAGAGTTACTGTTTGACAGAAATATGTCATATTTGGGATTCTAGAAAACGATAAAGAAAATTTATTCGTTCTAAGAATATTAAAATTATTTGGCTGTGTATCTAAATATGTCATTTATTCTTGTAGATTAATTATTTTAACGTTAGTATCTTTGCCACAATGAGGACAATAATTAGGGTGGTGTACTAATGTATTATCTTTAAAATCATCATTTGTTTTCCATAATTTATTTTGATTACTTGACTGAATTTCTTCGCTCACAGCAATGGGTGGGCATTTGCATAAGCAATCACAAATACAATCTATTCCTTGACAAGTTTTTCCTAAACAATTACAAGCCATTATTTCTCCTTTGGCAACGACAAATCTGGAATAGAATTGGTTGCTGGTGGTTTTGCTTCTTTATCTTCTTTTTTCATTATTAATTGAACCAAAGCATCAACATTTTGAGTGGGAACTGGAAATTGATGCTTTATAAGATATCTTGCTTGATTATAATATTTTTCAGTACTTCTATTTTCTTTCTTCATATTAGTATTTATAACCAAAAAAAATGGGGCCCCGAAGGGCCCCATTTCTATTCAAAACTGGCTTTAGATGAGCCAGGCTAGTCACTTACATTAAGTTTGTGACCGTTACTCGTCTGTAGTACCCATTAGAACGACTTGTGATCGCTCCTGATGCGTCTACGAACGGATTTGCAACTACTCCATATCGAGTTTTAAAGGCAATTTTTGGTTGGAAAGTATTTTCTCCAACTGCTTTTACCATCTCCAGCGGAACATATGGAGCATAAAATGCACCTTGATCAGCAAAAGTTGGGCCTTTGTACCCTACAACATAAAACTCTGATGTGTTAGAGCTCCAATATGGATCAATATAAACTTTATATCGACCGTTTAAGACACCAGCGAATGTATTACCGGTATCGTCGACTGTTAGGTTATTGCTAAGAGCAGGAGTTGTGTCTAATTTTCCTGCCATTGATAATGCTGTAACTACGTCTGAAGACGCGATGATAATGTTTCCTCTTCCTCGACGTGTGTCTCGGGCAATAGCATTAGCATCCATTTCCAGCTGAATCATCAATCCTTTGAATCGCTCAACAGACCATCGACCATTTGAATCAGTGTTCAGATTAAATGTTCCTGCGACTGTAGTATTCTTCTGTGCTCCTACTTTTGCACTGAAGTATAGAGTATTAATCATTTCTCGATTAATTTCCGCAGTAATCTCAGTTCCGAGCATGTTTGACAATTCGGTTTCAGCATCTAAGCCATGAATTGCTTTTAAATCTTGAGACAACTCAGTTGAATATTCAGCTTTTAATGCTCGAGTTTTAGCCGTAACGGATGCTTTCTCGATGCTGAATGACATTTCGTTGAAATGGTTTTGAGCGGCATCACCTAATGATTCACCTTCGGCTGTCGTCATTGCATTTGAATGCCATGCAACCACTGTACCAACACCGGCTGTTCCACCTGTAACTGCGTCTCCTACTGCTGGCTGAACTCTTGAACCTGCAATCGTATCAACTACGAATACTTGGATGCCGGTACCACCGCCACCACCTGATTCAATAACACCTGTCATTCCACCTGGCAGAGTAACAGTTTCTGTATCAACATATTGAGTTGTTACATTAACAACTAATGTCAATGAGTTTGCGTCGTCACCTGTGGTTCCTGCCCCTTGAGCAGAGAAGGTTTCGTTTGGCTCATTAAACATTGCCTCTTCACCCTGATCGTCATATTTTGATTTGATTGCAAAAATCAAACCAGTTGGACCGCTCATCGGTTGAACACCCATTACATCAAAGGCGATCAAGTTCGGAGCGGCTCGGCGGATCAGTGAAATCATAACCGGATCCCAGTTCTGGATATTTACACCAGGACTTGCTACGTTGGTTGGAGCTTCTTGCAACTGCCAAGTGCCTCTCTCTTGAGCATTTTTCTTGTAATTCTCTAACAATCGAGTAATCGCATCTCGCTTGTACGAGTCTTGGATATCCGGGATAAGAGTTTCACCTTTATCATCTTTTACATAAAGAATCTTATCCCAATATTCTTTAAGCTCTTTACTTCTATCATTTCCTTGTTCAGCTAAAAACATTTTAGTTATTCTCCTTATTTACTTTAGTATTATGCTTGTTGTTTAAATCTAGTTAGAGTAGCCGCAATTAGAGGATCTACTTTTTCTGATCCCTTTACAACTTTATCTGGGTCAACATTATGCTTCGTATCTTCTTCCATATCCATTGGAACATTGAAATAATGTTCACGAATAATAGATAATTTTTCTTTATAATCATCTTCATTGATAAAAATTGTATCGCTCAATAAATCAATAAATTTCTCTTTATCTGTTTCAACAAGACCTGAACTCAAAGATTCAACAACTGATACCATTGAATTTGCATTTAATTTATTTTGCAATTCAATATTCTCGTTAATTTTTTCATTCAATTTTGTTTCAAGAGATTCTTTCTCTTCTTGTGATTCAGACAATGCGTCTACTTGATCATCAGAAATCTCAATATTATGTGTTTGGCATAATTCTTTAAAATCAACTAGAAAGTTTTCAACTAATTCAGCACGAATGCCTTGTTCAATTGCTAGTTTATTTTCTTTTACATATTCTTTAGAAACATAGTCGATATACTGTTCAACTTTACCTTCAAGCTGTTCAATTGCTTCATCTAATTCTTCTTTGCTCTGCTCTTCAAGTTCTTTTTCAATTTCAATAATATTGACTTTGACTTGTTCTCTTACAGCAGACTCAAAGATTGTAGAAATTTTCTTTTCGTGTTGAGCAGAAAACTTTGTTCCTTCTAAAAGATCAGCGACATTTGCTTCTACGTTGATGTTTAGATTTTCTACTTTAGATTTCTTCAGCTTATCAGGAATTTCCCTGCCTGCTTTCGATGGTTTCGTTTTTGGGTCTTGAGCCTTTTTAGTAGACTTCTTACCTTCAACATCGCCATTGTCAACTCCATCTAATGCTGTTTCTTCCATTTCATCATCGTCATCGTCATCGTCGTCTTCGCCTTTTGCTTCCTTCTTATACTTCTTGCCTTCGATGGGATCGTCTTCATCTTCTTCGCCTTCGTCATCGTCATCGTCGTCGTCTTTTTTAGCAAAAGGATTTTCGCCTTCTTTTTTAGACTTTTTCTTACCTTCATAAAGATCTTCATCAAAAATGTCTGACTCTTTTAAATCTTCTTGAAGAGCTTCATTTAAGAGTTCATCTTTGGTTTTTGTTTTAACTGTCATTGAACCTGTCTCCTATTAATCAATACTATGTTTCTTAATATTATTTATAAAAAAATAAATTTATACCTATTTCTTACATTTGTTAATTAAATCTGTAAACATTTCTAAATGAACTTGTTCAGCAATTTCTCTAGATACTTTCTTTTCTTCAATCTTTCTAGCTTCTTTTTCAATCGTTTGAATATCAGATTCTTTGAATAATCCTCCTTCTAATATCCATTCTTTACCTTCTAAAATACCATTTACAAAGGCCTGTGGTGCAGAAGGATCGGCTACAATATCAACCGTTGCTAACAAAAAATCGTCTTGAACTTCATCAATTCCTTTGATATTTCTTGTTGAACCCAACCCACGCGTAGAAACACCAAGACGAATCCCTTCGTCTATGAATGTCTTTACAATTCGGCCATTTGGTGTATCTATAATTTTTGCTTTCCCTCGGAAATCTTTGCCATTATTTGTAATTTCTGTAATGAGATGAGAAACTTTATCTTGATTGATAATCGGGCCAGGAGGATGTCCAAGTTCTCCTAAAGCTCTTTTCTGGTCAACGAATTCCTTTTTATATCTCGCAACCTCTTTTTGTAATACTGCAAAAGGATATATTCGACCATTCTTATTTACAATATCTGATTGCATAAAAATTCCAGATATGAAATATTGTTTCGCACCATTATCTTGTTCAACTAATTGAACACTAAGATCTTGTGTATATTCTGTTATAAGTCTCATTTATAATCCTTGCGCTTTGCGTTTCTTCAGTGCTATTTTGGTTTTTCTTTTAGCTTGTGCTTGACTTTTACCTTTTTTCTTTCTTACTGCTTTCTTACTTCCTTTTTTGCGTGATAATTTCTCGCCTGCTTTTTGAATTACACATCTACCGCCTTGAAATTTCTTTCCGGGACCACAAACAACTTTCTTTGTTCTTTTCCCTTTTGAATTCACCTTAATGACTAATTTTCGTTCTTCTATTTCTTCATCAGAAAGATTTTCTTCGAATACAACCCAACCTTCTGATTCTTCATCATATTGAATTCCCTCTAAAGCATCAACTGGATCTTCGGAATCTTCGGAATCAATTGATTCCGCAATTGGTTTTGCAAATTGTTTGTATATATCTGCTTTTGCATCTTTGATTTGCTGTTTAACATTAGCAAGTATGCGTTGACCTACTTCAGTTGATATCTGACTTGCTTTATGATCTTTAGCATTTTTTATGAGTGTTTTAGACATTTTCTTCCTTACTCGAGTGGATAAATAAATCCATTATTTTTAATTACTCGCACTAACAATGTGTACGCTCCAGTATATGTGCCGCTTGTAATTGTATTGATTGAACCTGTCTGACCGGCTATTGTTTGTGGTTGAAGGGGTATTCCATCAATACCAAAATTTCCTGAACTTGAACCCATTCTAACTATTCGCTCATCTGTTGTTGCATCCCAGAGCAATTCGACATAATGCCCTGCTGTTGCCGAAGCAGACCAAGTAACTTTTTCAATATCTAATCTATAAACAATCGCGGTTTTTGCAGAAGGATTATGATCTGCGGCAGATTCTACACCATCAACATCATCTGTAAGATTAAAAATTGCGGTGCTGTCTCTTTCTGTCATAATAGTCAATTCGCCAGCATTTGAATCGTGCTTAACAACTCTACCAGCACCACCTGAAGTTTGTGTAACCCTTTCTCCTACAATATAAAAAGGAGCTCCGGCAGGGATAGTCAATTGAACTTTTGCGCCATACAGCAATTCAGGATTGATTCTAACATTTGCTGGAGATTCTGTGGCATCACCACCTAGTTGAAATTCAGCACCATACTTATAATCACCTAATTTTTTATCTATTAAAGCCATTTGTCAATCCTTATTTAATAATTTTTTGAATTAGGTTTTGTAAAGAAGGAATATCTGTTTGCATTCTTTCAATAGCTTTTTCTTTTAAAGAAGGAGTCACCCCTTCTAAAAAATTAACAACTTGAATGGCTTCTTCTTTATTTATTTCGAGATGCAATCCATCTTTACTAAAATGTAAATCATCATCACGATCCGATTCGGCATATCTCTCAATTCCTTCATAATTTGAAAGCTGTGTTCCTTCGTTCCATTCATTTACCAATTCGTCATCTTTGAAAATAGTCTCAGAGATGTTAGCTTTCATTTCTAATATCTGTTCATGAATCCCATATTTTGTTGCTACATTGAATACACGATTAGATTTTCTGTTGTTTTTAATATTTCCTACTATGAAATTTCCCGCGGTCATTTATTCTTCTCCCTCTTCTCCCTCTTCAGGTTCTTTTGGTTCTTTTGGTTCTTTTGGTTCTTCTTCAGGTGGTCCTTCGCCTGCATCCCCGTCATTTGGCTCGTCTATAGCTTTAACATCCTCAAGTTCACCACTTGCTTCTTCTTTTTTAATCTGTTTATCAATTTCTTCGATCTCTTCATCCGTTTGTCTTAATACATTTTTTCTTACCCAATCTTTAGAAACATAGACACCAACGAAATCGTTTATGTTACTTAATGCTTCAAATCTTCCTTGCATTATTTCAATTTCCTTTAATTCGGAAAATTGTGAATCGGAAATATAATCATATTCAATTTCTTGTTTAATCTCTTCCCATTCGGAAGGTTTCATTACTCCTTTTAAAATTAATTGGGTCTTTAAAAGATCTTGGAATAATTCATTAAACCTTGTTCTCAATCGTGTAATAAACTTTGAAAACTTAACTTCATCACGAGTGATCTCTGCGCTTCTTCCTAAATTAAAAGTAGAATCAGATTCAACTCTTGAAAATGGGACATTTAATGCTCTATATAATTTTTTCTTGAAATAATCAGTATCTTCTGTTTCGCCTAAAGTTTTTCCACCATCTAATGTTTGGATTTCTGTTCCTCTTCCTCCTTCTCTTCTAGCAAGGAAAAAGTCTTCCAACATTGACAACTGATGATTTGAATTTATTACTTCGCCAGTATCTGCATTGTATTGAATTTTGCTTTCAAATTGTGTCTTAACATCTCTTAGATATTGTTCTGCTTTTACTTTTGGCAGATTACCAACATCAATATAGAAAGCTCTTCTTTCTGGTGCCCGACTCAATCTATATATTACTGTCGAGTCTTCAATCAATTGCAATTGATTGGAAGGTTTAATCACCTTATGCAAATGACTCAATATAAATTCTTTTTCGTCAATTAATCCAGAATGAATAAATGAAATTCTATCTGCATTTACTTGAATCTGTTGCGTAGGAATCAAAGTAACAGAAGCAGGACCAGTCCTGATATTTTTTGCTCTTGGCACATATACAAAAAATTCTTCTATTCTGTCTTCAACTTCTATTCCTGATTTAGGATCTACCTTCTTTATTACTTCACGTATTTTTTGAATTTGTAATGAATCAATTTGCCTTAATTCTAAAATTCCATCTTTAGGTTTGGATTCATTAACCACCTTATCATAGTACAATCTTCCGTCAATATAGAATCTTTTGAAGATTTCATATCCATCTTTTTTGAAATTTAAAAGTTTTAAAATACTTTCAAATTCGTCAGTAATTATCTTTTTGATATTTTCTGACATATCATCGACATTATCTAGATTTATTGAAACACTTTGTTTCAATTCACCTGTCACTAATGACTCGTTGACAATGTCATCAATAGCTGATTCAACTTCTG